GCCTCAACCCGTTGGAAGAAGTTGGCGCTGTCCCCAAAAGACGTTGTGCCGTCACTCAACAAATACAGCTTGGCACGTTCACGCTCAATGTAAAAATACTCAGCAATGCGAATGTCCTCTTTGGTCACCCAGGCAGAGGTGTCATCCCCTGTGCTGCGTTGCTGAAAGTTAGCCCCATCGTTTGCACCTGGGTACATTTCCCGAAATATCTTTTTGTCCAGCACAGTGGTGATCAGGCATCGCTCGGCATCCGAACCATCTGGCCTTACGCTATTGGGGTCAAAGTAAACGGTAAATGGGTTTTCAACGGCATCAATGTAGATTTCTTGATCGAATGAATCTTCCCGCACATACTTGTAATTGATGCGCCAGTAGCCCCAGCCCATCCTGACAGCGTAATCAAATGCGGTGTCGTAAGCTGAGTCGGCGCTGGAATTGACCTCGATGTGACGGGTGATGCCCTCAATGACCTGGGCAATCTTGTAGTCGGCAAGATTGTTGACGGGGTGAACCTTGATGCGTGGGCGTTGCTGGCGTTGCTGGTTGGTCACCTGTCGGATATAGGCATCAATCTTGTTGATGGTTAGACAAGGGCGGCTTTCCAGATTGCGGCTATTCTGAATCTCAACGGGCCATTGATCGCCAGCGGCAAACTTAATGTCGTTTAGCGCCTCGGCTCGGTTTGTAGAGTCCGAATCATTGACCAAGCGCCAGAACTTGATCGCTTCGTTAATCTTGGCGTTTACGCCGTCTGAATCTTGGTAAGCCATATGAACCCCTTTGGGCGATTATCCTATCGAATTTAAGGGCGGTCTAGCCCATCCAACTTCCCGCTGTGGCAATCATTTGCTTCTTGCGTTTGGTGGGTTCTTTGATCATAAGCCCAATGTATCGAAACGCATCTGCCCCGTGGGAATAATGGTCGTGCAATGGGTTGCGGCTAAATTGCCCCGTGTCTGGGTCAACCTCATACCTGTAATGTCTCAGGCAAGCTAGGCCATCAGCGGTATGTTCGCGGTCAAAGTAACAGTTCGGGAATATTGTCCTGGCGGCGTTGATAGAGTCCAGAATCGGCACTCTAGGCAGGATGTTGGTCTTATACCCTGCCGCCCTCACAATGTCATCAATTGACCGCCCCGCCGCTGCCAAGGTCTTATTCTCAGCGTCATGGGGTAACCAAACGGTATCGTAGACATAACCATATGTCTGCATGGTCGCCAAGTAATAGCTGATGGTTTTCTGGGCATCCTCAATGTATCGGATTAGCCTTGTTTCCATGCCCACAAACTGTAAGAACCAGATGGCGGTGCTATCTGACCAACCCAGATCAAACACCGCATGGACGGGCTTCGTGGCGTCATAGGGCACTTTAGTGATGCGCCCATCCTTCTCGGCCTGTTGCATTTCCTTCGCAAAGATTGCCCCATCCACAGTTTGGCGGCATAGTCCTTCCCAGACTTGGTTGTAAGCCTCCTCGTCCCGTGCCTTGAGTGAGTCTTTTTCTAGGCGTAGGGTTTCGGGAAACCACGGGTTGTCACTCCAGTTAACCCGCATAGTGATGCAATCCTCTGGAGGGTTTGCCACAAACCGCTGGTAGGTCTCGTCTGTTTCCAACTCAGGATTGAATGAAATCCATATCTCGCTACCCTCGGCACGAATGGTAGGAATCAGCACATTCCAAGACAGGCGGCTGACCGTTTGCGCTTCCTCTACCCAGCAGATTGAAACACCTTCATAGCTTTTTACGTTGGCAATATTGTTTTTAAGACCAATAAAGCTAAATTCTGTGCCGTTCTTGCCCCGAATGCTGGCCTGGGTTATGTCGTAAAAGCCCAGCAACCCAAGGCTTTCAATCTGGTCGCACAACAGCTTATGCACCGAATCCCGCATGGAGGTCATAAACTCACGGGCGCACAAAATACGCAATGGGCTTTTGGCCCCCAAGATTAACAGCGCCCTGGCGATGCCCCAAGATTTAGCGCCGCCCCTACCGCCGTAAGCTACCTTGTAGCGGCTTTTTCTAAACAGTCCTTCCAGCTTTACAGGGAATTCTGCCCTTGCAATAGCGTCTTGGACTTCACTCATTTGGCTTCACAAAGGTTACCTGGATGCCCTGTAATGGCTCACCATCTGCGCCTGTGACCTCGGCCTTGACGGTTTCAGACCATTTCATTTGCGTTTTTGTCCACCAAATCAGGCTGGTCGTGTCCCCAGATGTGGCCTTTTGAAACAGCGTCTTGGCAATCTGCCCGTTAGCTTTCGCCTTTCCCATGTCCAATTCGTGCCTGTAATACTTGCGGAGGGTCTTGTCATCTATGCCGACCAGCACGGCAATGGATTCATGCGGCAAGCCTAACCCGCTGCTGGATTCAACCAGTCTTTGGGTTTCGGGCGTTGGTTCGTGCGCGTCAGACATTTTATAGAGGGGAAGTGTTACATTAGTTTGCTAATTCGGGCTGGTTTTCCAATAATACGGCTTTTTTGCCTGTGAAGTCTTCCCAGCGCTTTACGATCACATCGCAATATTTAGGGTCTAACTCCATTAGACGGGCGTAGCGTCCATGCTTTTCAGCGGCCAGCATTGTTGTTCCGCTTCCACCAAAGGAATCCAATACAATGTCGCCGCCTTTAGTGTTGTTTAGCATTTGGTATTCAAACAGGCCAACAGGCTTCATGGTTGGGTGTTCCCCGTTGCGGCTTGGCTTATCAAACTCCAAAATGGTGGTTTGTTTACGGTCAGCCGCCCAAAGGTGTCCAGCACCTTCTTTCCAGCCATATAAACAAGGCTCATGCTTCCAATGGTAGTCTTGCCGCCCCATAACCATGCTGGACTTTTTCCAAATTAAGCACTGGCGCACTTTCCAGCCAGCGTCTTGCGCCGCCCCGCGAAAGTTATAACCTTCTGAGTCGGCATGCCAAATATAAAACACCGCTCCAGGCTTCATAACTAGATCTGCGGTTACATAGGCATCCCTTAAAAATTGACGGAACTGATCGTCACCCATGCTGTCGTTTTGGATTTTTAAGGCATCTTTGGTTTTGCCTTCATAAGCTACGTTATATGGTGGATCTGTCAACCACATATCCACAAGTTGCCCATCGCACAGTTTTTCCATATCGGTCAGACTGCACGAATCCCCACACATCAATCGATGCTTGCCAAGCTGGTAAATATCACCCGTCTTGGTGGTTGGCTCATCAGGCACATCAGGAACGGCATCCTCGTCCGTTAGCCCTTCAATTACATCTGGCTCGAGCAATGCGCTCAATTCTTTGGGGTCAAAACCCAGCATTTCCAAGGCAAATCCGTCTGCCAGCAAGTCGTTTAACTCAATGGTCAGCATTTCATTGTCCCAACCAGCGTTTAGCGCCAGCCTGTTGTCGGCAATGATGTAGGCTTTCTTTTGTGTTTCTGTCAGTTCCGACAGTTCAATGGTGGGCACTTCTTTGTAACCCAACTTTCGGGCAGCTAATAGCCTTCCATGCCCTGCAATGATGCCGTTTGTTCCGTCAACCAGAATTGGGTTAGTCCAGCCAAACTCTTTTATGCTTGCCGCTATTTGGGCCACCTGTTCGTCAGAGTGGGTGCGGCTGTTGTTTACATAAGGAATTAGCTCTGTGACCTTCTTTTGAGTAATTTTCACTTTTTTGGCTTTGCTTTGGCTTTTTTCTCAGCTTCACGTTTAACCGCATATCCAATAGCCACCGCCTGTTTGGGTGGCTTGCCAGCAGCAATCTCTGCCTTAATGTTGGCCTTCAGCGCCTTGGGGGTCATTGATGCAATCAGCGGCATTTGCCTTCTCCTTGGATTCTTGGGCCAGTTTTTCTTGCAGGGCTTGCTTCAACTCGGTGTTTTCCCTAAAAAGGGCAGCGGCTTGCGCCATAGCGGAATCCCGCTGCCCCTCTAGCATCTCAACCAGAAGTTGTATCTCAGGGTTTGGATGCTTCAACATCTTAGGCGGCGCTCGAACACATGATGTAGTAAGGCGTACCGTCTGATGCCACAACTTTCAAAGTCTTGGCAATGGTGGCAGTGCTTGTAACAAACAAAGCCGCGGGAATGTTGAACAGGTTGGGAACCGTGCCTGTGCCGCTATTGGTGAAACGAATGAATGATGTATTCGTCCAAGTACCGCCAGATGCAAAGTTGGAATCGGCTTGAATAGCCGCCAACGTGCCGCCTGGGTTGGTGGATGTACCGCCCAAGGTAGCCCGTAAAGCATTGCCAGCGCCAGAAATAGTGCCAGCGCCATTAACGCTCAAACTCAGGTGTGCGCCATTGATCGTTCCACCAGTGGCAGCCCCTGCGCCCGTCACAACGCTAAACGCTCGGATGGTTTCACCGCTGCCAGTGCTGCTAAACGTCAAACGCTGGTAAGTCAGTCGGGTGTCGCCACTTGCGGCGCTGGTCGTGGCATATGCCCCGTTGATGATGCCGCTGGTCGTTACAGCTACTGGGACAGTTGCATTACCAACTTGAACTGAAACGAACTCTGGGTCTGCGTAAGCTACGCCTGTTGCGATTGAATTTGCCATGATATTTCCTTTATTTCTTCCAAAAGGGTTAA